TACCACCACTAGATCTAATAGGCTAACATGGCAATACAGAATTCCCCAGCTCAAGATTATGTTCAGTCTAACTATGCTAGTGCAGGACGTTTAAAAGCAAATGCATCTGCACAGGAGCAAAAATTTATTGAAAACTTAGTTGTAGAAAGTATCGAGATTTATGGGCAAGACATTTACTATGTTCCGAGAACGATTGTCAACAAAGATTCAGTCTTTGAAGAAGATTCGGATGGAAAATTTGAAACAGCGAAAGCTATCCGAGCATATGTCAATAATGTTGAAGGATGGGAAGGACAAGGTGAGCTACTTAGCAAATTTGGAATCCGTATTGAAGACAAGACAACTTTTATATTCTCCCGTGAGAAATTTACAGAGCATGTGGACGATAGTGTCACGCTTAACGTCGAAGGGAGACCAAACGAAGGGGACTTAATTTGGTTCCCAATAACCAAACATTTATTTGAAATCAAGTTTGTAGAAGTAGAAAGACCTTTCTATCAATTAGGTAGAAATTATGTTTGGGAATGTCAATGTGAACTATTCGAGTACAGCGACGAAGAGATCAACACAGGTATTACAGAACTCGATGCTATCGAGACTGCATTTGCAAATGCTATTACAATTGGTCTTGTAGCAGGTGGTAGTGGCACCTTTACAGCAGGTGAAACTATCACTGGTGGTACATCTAACGTGACTGCTGAGGTCAAATCTTTTGACTCTTCTACTAGAACATTAATTGTTATTAATCGTTCTGGTACATTTACAGTTCCTGAGACTGTCACTGGTGGAACATCTAGTGCATCTTGGACAACTGCTACATATAATACGATCGATAATCAAAATCTTGAGTACGATCAAAACAATGACTTTGAAACACTTGATAACCAGATCATTGACTTTACTGAGGCAAATCCATTTGGTTCAGTTGGATCTATTACTGATAACACAATCTAATGCTAGGAACTTATTCATACAACGAAATTTTTCGTAAGACAATTGTATCTTTTGGAACTCTGTTTAATAATATAGAGATCCGAAGGAATGATGAGGTTATGAAAGTGCCTCTTGCTTATGGTCCTAAACAGAAATTTTTAGCACGTTTAGATCAGAACCCTGATCCTACAAACAAAAGAGTACAGATAACTCTTCCAAGATTATCATTTGAGATAGGTGGTATTGAATACGATTCTTCAAGAAAAGTATCACCTACACAAAAAATTAAATTTAAGAAAGACGCAGACGAAAATAAAAATGCTTATATGCCTGTTCCTTATAACATAGGATTTGAACTAGCAATTATATCAAAAAATCAAGATGATGGTTTACAAATTATAGAACAGATATTACCTATATTTCAACCTCATTATAATCTATCTGTAAAACTATTGACAACAATAGGAGAAACAAAAGACGTACCTATAGTTTTACAAAGTATAGATTATGAAGATGACTATGAAGGAGACTTTGCAACTCGTAGAGCAATTATATACACACTACAATTTACTGCTAAGACATACCTTTACGGTCCTGTCACAGATGCAAAAGTTGTCAGAAAAACTCAAGTGGATTACTATGCAAATACAGATGTAAACACTGCACCAAGAGCAAGAAGATATACTGTACAACCAGAATCTACTATTGATAGAGATGGCACAGTAGCAACAACTCTTTCTGCTACTATTAGTAAGACTGCTACTGGATTTGCAGTAGCAAATGCTTCTGGTATTAATCAATATGATAACATATACATTGGTGCTGAACTTATGAGAGTCACTAATAAGGTTGGTAATAATTTAAGTGTTATCAGAGGATATGAGAAGTCAACTCCTACGGTTCATAGTGTAGGATCAAATGTATTCATAGTTAATGCTGCTGATAATGCTCTACTAGAATCTGATGATGACTTTGGATTCGGTGAAATATATTCTGAGTATACTGACATGAAGAAATACAATCCTGTAAGTGGACAGGATGAGGCAATCTAATGGAATTTTCTGGACTAGACAAAACATTTGGAGAAGAACCGAAAGGTGATTTAAAGAAGCATGTCGATAAAGTTAAACCTCTTCTTAAAAAAAGTCAAGAGGATGATGTAAGACATGACTACGAAACTGCACGTGCACAGATGCACAATCTAGTATCCAAAGGACAAGAAGCAGTAGATGGTATTCTAGAGGTTGCACAGAGTAGTGATCATCCTAGAGCATATGAAGTTGCTGCTTTGATGATTAAAAACGTTGCAGATACTACAGAGAAACTTATAGATTTACAACGAAAGATGAAAGAGTTAGATGCAGAAGATAAGAAGGTGACTAATAATACTACCAATGCACTCTTTGTAGGAAGCACGACTGATCTACAGAAGATGCTAAAAAATATAAATAAAGATACAGAAGACAAGACAACCGACAAGAAATGACAGTTCTTAACGTACTAAGCACAAACGCAATCGCAGCAGGTGCCACAGAATACCAAGTCGTAAAGACTGGGTTTTATCGTGTTATAGCAACCGCAGGAGATGCTACAGTAGCATTTAATGACGGACCTGCAATCACTTTGATTCAAGATCAAGCATTACTACTTAAAGGTGGTAAGCCAGGTCATGCAAAGATTGTGAAAGGTGTTGACGATTCCACAGCAGATTATACATTAGGTAGACACCTACATGAAACATCATCAAGTCATCCATTTTCAGTGGGAGATTTTATTGCTGTAGAAGATGATAGTACTTCACCTGCTATTGATAGTAATTTTCTTTCTGCAGGAACTGCAGGTAAAAAGATAACTGCAGTTGTAGGTAATTTCGTTAGTACTGACATAGACTCATCAAGTGCATCAGCTGATTACACATACGCATCAGGACCTCAAGCAGTCATGAAGCGTGCTACTAAAGTAGCAGTCACAGGCAATGCAATAGCACTTGAAGAAATACAAGTAGTTGGTGGATAATGCCAGCCGTAAATCAAAAGGCAGAGAAAATTGTAATGGCGATGAAACGCAAGAAGAAGAGTTTCAATCGCCTATATGGGGATGACGCTAAGAGTGTCATGTATGCAACTGCGAATAAGTTGGCACAAAAAGAAAACTTAAAAGTTATGTATTATCAGGATTTCATCAAATTAGTAGAAGGTAATCCTACAACACGTATGTTAACCAAGTCTAAGACACAGCAGACTGGTAATATAAGTGCTGATAGGGGATCTGATGAAAAAGCGAATCGAGCTAAACGTAAAGGTCTCGAAAAAGATTTAAAGAAAAAAGGTATTGGTTATAAAAAGGGTGTAGGGGAATATAAATACAAATCCGACGATGGCAAAGAAGGCACAGGTCGTGAGGTCACATACCAAACAAGTCCTGGCAAAGGAATGTCAAAACGTAGATTCGGAAAAGTAATGCGTCGCTTAGGACGTAAGCATGGTCAAGAGTCAGTCATCACAAAAGACAAAGACAAACCTGCAAGACTACACGATACACAAAATAAGAAACCAAACAAATCTGCAAATCTAGGGAAATCCAATCCAGGTAAAAATCCAAAAGGTGAAGGTGAGACATCAGGAACAAAAATCAGAAGTGGAAAACTCCCAAAAACAAACAAAAAAGCGTATCACTACAATTAAGAACGCTATAGATGATCTACAAAAAGATCATGACGAGAATTGCTGTAAACAACCTACTAATATCAGCAAAAAGCAATAATTGATACACAACTACATACTGAAATGCTATGATATTATAGCTAGTATAGTAGAATTGTGGTGCTAAAATGTCACATTACACAGTAGGTTATCATGATAACCAAAATCATCATTATGAAATATGTGAGTACGCAGAGGATGCATATAACGCTATAAAACAAGCAAGGGAAGATCTGAAAGGTTTCGATAACCCGCATGCTGCAGAGTATTGTATCAAGGAAAAATAATGAACGGAAGATTAGACAAGGTTGCAATGACAAATAGACTCATGCAACTTAAAAGAGAACTACATTATAAGTGCGAGATAGGAGAGAAAGGACAATGGGAATGTATTGGAGCGAATGAATATCTTAATAAAGTATTAGATGTATTAGATGAGTATTGGCAATGACACATAGATTCAAGGAAATTTTACCTTATCACGAACCAAAGAAGGTATCAATCTTTACGAGAATTAGTAGTATAAATACCTATATGAAACAACTAAACACTCTCGTCTTAGATGTCACAATTTACATCCTAGACTTTCTCTACAGAGGTAGAGATTTTCAAAGGTTCTGGGTGCTAGAGGTTATTGCAAGAGCACCATACTTTTCATTTATCAGTGTATTACATTTTCGTGAAAGTCTTGGACTTCGAGGAGAAGATCACATATACTTAATGAAAGAGCATTTCTATCAGGCATTAAATGAAACTGAACATTTGGAAGAAATGGAACTTAGAGAAGGAAATAAGTATTGGATCGATCGCTTCTTTGCCAAACATCTTGTTTTGGTTTATTATTGGATCATGGTTGGGTATTATCTTATCGATCCTACTAACGCTTATGATATCAACATGAAGATCGAAGCACATGCTTATGAAACTTATGTTAAGTATAATGCATTACATCCAGAAGATAAGAAGATAGCAGAGATAGCAGAAGATGAATTGAAGCATGCGAAAGAACTACAACACGCAATGTCAATGATATGATTGTTTGGAGTATTGTATGGATGATTGCAATACTTGTCATTTGTGTTAGTATTGTGATATACTACATACTAAGATTCGATCATTTCTGGCCAAATGAATAAAATTTATGCAACTTGTATTATTGGTGCAGTAGCATGGTGTGCTGCAGCACAAGCTTGTAGTCCTCGTTTGGATGGGGGAGAAACTTATTGTCCTCCTTTTGATGAACCTCTTAAACCTAAACCTACTCTACCAAAAGAAGAGATGAGAGGTGACCTTGATGTTTATAACATTCATCATTGGACAGCAATACAAGGTATGTTTATTAGAAATCAAAGAAGAGAAGAAATAGAGAAAAATATGACTCATCCTTCCGATGCTATAAATACAGCTATAGAATCATGGGAGGATGATTATGGGAGTTATGACACCACCGAGCAGGAAGAGCTGCTACAACTTTCGAGTGACGGAGATTAATCGTGTTGTTGATGGGGATACTATTGATGTCACCATTGATCTTGGGTTTGACTTATACAAGAAAGAAAGAGTTAGAATTGCAGGAGTTGATACGCCAGAGAAAAGAACAAGAGATCTTGAAGAAAAAGCATTGGGATTAGATGCTACAAACTGGATGAAAGAAAAATTGGAGGGAGCAATCGATGGAGATGATGAACTCGTTATACGAACTGAACTCAAAGGTGGCATGGGTAAGTATGGTAGGTTGCTTGGTTGGTTATACGTTGGCGATGATAATGTATCACTCAACGAACAAATGATTGGTGAGGGATATGCCTGGCCGTATGATGGTGGTACAAAGAACAAGAACTTTGAGGAACTACGAGAACTTCGTAGATCTCGTGGCACATTGAATGAAGGATAATGATCAAACTTCTTAGATTATTATTGACACCTTTTATGTGGTTGAAGAATATACTTGATCCACAATGGTGGGCAAATCTTATTGGTAATAAAACAGGATTATTTCAACGTGCAAGAAATAATCGATATAGAAGATGGTTAGAAACATTACCACCAAGAAAGAAGATTGCTATTGAATTAGGTGTTGCTATACCTTTGATGATTCTAATGGATCATTATATTCTTATGCCTTATCTTGGCATGGCAATGTTGCCTTGGAACTGGGATTGGAGTGGAGGATAATGACTAAAGAATTAAACGACTTAAACGTTAATAATGTTCTTAACGAATTGCGTCCATACATAGAATCTGATGGAGGTTATCTTGAGTATATCGGTATAGATTACTTGAAAGAAGGTGCTATTGTTATGGTTAGAATGGGAGGAGCATGCTCAGGTTGTGCAATGAGTGCCCAAACTTTACAGTTGGGTATTGAACGTAGAGTCAAAGAAGTATTTCCTGAGGTCACACAGGTATTAGCAGTATGAGTATCAAACAAGAGATATACTTAGGTAATCCTAATCTTAAAAAAGCAAACGTATCTACTCAGTTTACTAAGAAACAAGTTGCTGAGTACATGAAGTGTGCTCAAGATCCTGTCTATTTTATTAGAACATATATTAGAATCGTTTCATTAGACGAGGGTGTCATACCTTTTGACATGTATGATTTTCAAGAATCAATGGTAGAGAAGTTTCATCAACATAGATTCAATATTGCAAAACTACCTCGTCAGTCTGGTAAGTCTACTATTGTTACAGCATATCTACTATGGTATGTTCTCTTTAATGCTAATGTAAATGTCGCAATCCTCGCAAACAAAGCACCAACTGCAAGAGAAATGTTGGGCAGGCTACAACTTTCTTATGAGAATCTCCCAAAATGGATGCAACAAGGTATTCTCGGTTGGAACAAAGGGTCACTCGAATTGGAGAACGGAAGTAAAATCCTCGCTTCTTCTACTTCTGCTAGTGCTGTTCGCGGTATGTCCTTTAACATTATATTTTTGGACGAATTCGCGTTCGTTCCGAATCATATTGCTGAACAGTTCTTTGCTAGTGTCTATCCTACTATATCTTCTGGTAAGTCAACCAAAGTTATTATCATTTCTACCCCACATGGGATGAATCAATTCTATAAGTTATGGCATGATGCTGAACGTGGTGCTAATAACTATGTTGCAACTGAGGTACACTGGTCACAAGTACCTGGTAGAGATGATAAATGGAAACAACAAACTATTGAAAACACATCTGAAGCACAGTTCAGAGTTGAGTTTGAGTGTGAGTTCTTAGGATCTGTTGATACTCTTATTACTCCAAGCAAGTTAAGAATAATGCCATATAAAGATCCAATTCAAGAGAATAGAGGTCTTGCAGTATATGAACATGTACAAGAAAATCATAATTACATTATCACAGTTGACGTATCAAGAGGAGTTGGTAATGATTACTCAGCATTTTGTGTCATAGATACAACCACAGTCCCATATAAAGTAGTAGCAAGATATAAAAATAATCAAATAAAACCACTCGTATTCCCAAACCTTATTGTAGATGTAGCAACTAACTATAATGGTGCATATGTATTATGTGAGGTAAATGATATAGGTGGGCAAGTAGCAGACATTATACAATATGATCTAGAGTATGAGAATTTACTTATGGTATCCATGAGAGGTAGAGCAGGTCAGCAACTTGGTCAAGGATTCTCTGGTAAGAAGACTCAACTAGGTATTAAGATGTCAACTGCTGTTAAACAGGTAGGATGTTCTAACCTTAAAGCATTGATTGAAGATGATAAATTAATCGTAGAGGACTATGATACTATTGCGGAATTGACTACATTCATACAAAAGGGTCAATCATTCCAAGCGGAAGATGGATGTAATGATGACCTAGCAATGTGTTTGGTTATATTCTCATGGATGGCAATGCAACCATACTTTAAAGAAATGCATGATAACGATGTAAGACAAAGAATATATGAAGATCAGAGAGACCAGATAGAACAAGACATGGCACCATTTGGATTTGTATCTGATGGATTAGAAGAAGATCAGTTTCAAGATGCTCAGGGTGATGTATGGCAAATCGCGGAGTATGGAGATAAATCTTATATGTGGGAGTACAGGTGAAGTTTTAAAAATATAAATAATCTTAGACAAACCCGATTGAAGCATTAATTCAGGAGTATATAAACATGGCAACTAATCAATCATCGCCAGGTGTAGTAATTCAGGAAAGGGATCTCACTACTGTCTCTACTATTCCTACCGCGAATGTTGGAGTTATTGCAGCACCATTTACCAAAGGACCTGTAGAAGAAGTAATTGAGATTACTTCAGAAAGACAGCTCGCAGAAAAATTTGGTGAACCAAACGAAAGTAACTATGAGTACTGGTTCTCTGCAGCACAATTTTTATCCTACGGTGGTTTACTAAAAACCATTCGTGTTAATTCATCTTCATTAAAGAACGCTGTTGACACAGGTACAGCACCTTTAGTTAAGAATTTACAAGACTACGAGACAAGCATTGAAGAAGCATCCAACAATTTTTCATGGGTTGCTCGCACACCTGGTGATGTAGGAAACTCAATCGGTATCTTCGTCACAGACGCAGGTGCAGACCAAGTAGTTGTAGTTCCTGCTCCTGGTTCAGGTAACGAGCATGAGTTTGTTGCAGACGCTGCTGTATCTGCTGCATCTGGTGCTGCAGGTAAAGTATTTAAGTATAGTATCATCTTAACAATTGACGATGTAGTTGGTACATTCACACCTGGTTCTACTACAACAATTAGTATCAGTGGTTCTAATGAGACAGTTAACGTCCTTGCTTATGACGCTACTAATAAGAAATTAGAAATCGGACTACCTAGCGGTGGTGTTACAGGTATCCTTGCAGATAACATGGTTATTACACAGGGTACAAATACTGCTAAAATTAATGTCACAATCGAAAGAAAACTACTTGTTGCTCTTGACAAGTCAAGTATTGAATTTGCTGCTTCTGACGTTATACAAGATACAAACTCAACAAACATTACTGTAACATCAGTAAGAGATGAGTATACAGAACGTGAGTATCTACCTGGCGTTAAGTGGATCAACGTTGCTCCTAGACCTGGTACTTCACTCTATGCAAATGGAGTTGGTGGACACAGAGATGAGATGCATGTTATTTTAGTTGATATTGACGGTGGTGTCACTGGAACAGTTGGTGCTCTTCTTGAAAGATACATTGACGTTTCTAAAGCATCTGATGCTAAGACATCTGTTGGAGAAACAAACTACTATGCAGAAGTAATTAAGCAGAAGTCAGAGTTTATCTACTGGGCAGAGCATGAGGCAACACTTTTTGCTGCTACATCATCTGCATCTGATGGTTTATTTGGACAAACTGCAGCAAGCAGACAATTCAACTTATTCCGTAGTGCAGCTGGTTCTACAGATTATCCTGCAGGAGTGACAACTCTAGGTTCTAAGAACAATGCTACTTACTACTACAGATTAGCAGGTGGAGTAAACTACACAGTATCAGCAGGACAGTACACAATTACTAATACTGATATAGGTAGTGCATACGAATTAATTGGAGATCCAGAATCACAAATCGTTGACTTTATCATTGCAGGTCCTTCTGGAACAAGTGATGCAAACGCACTTGCAAAGATTACATCTCTTGTAAATATCGCAGAAGAAAGAAGAGACTGCATGGTATTCGTTTCACCTCGTAGAGGAAACGTAATCGGAATTAGTAATACAACAACTATTACTACAAATATCGTAGACTTCTTTAAGAAACTACCAAGTTCTTCTTACATGGTATTTGACTCAGGATACAAGTACATCTATGACAAGTATAATGACGTTTATCGTTATGTACCTTGCAATGGAGATATCGCAGGTCTATGTTTACAGACTAACGAAATTTCAGAACCTTGGTTCTCACCTGCAGGATTCCAACGTGGTGTACTAAGAAATGCAATTAAGTTAGCATACACACCAAACAAAGCACAAAGAGATCAACTCTATGCAAACAGAGTTAACCCAATTGTTTCATTCCCAGGACAAGGTGTTGTTCTTTACGGAGACAAGACTGCACTTGGATTTGCATCAGCGTTTGACAGAATTAATATACGTCGTCTTTTCCTAACAGTTGAGAGAGTTATTAGTACTGCTGCTAAGGCACAACTCTTTGAACAGAACGATGAGGCACAGAGATCACTATTCATCAATATTGTTGAACCATATCTCCGTGATGTACAGGGTCGTCGTGGTGTAGTTGACTTCTTAGTTAAGTGTGACAGCACAAATAACACACCTGAGGCAGTTGACCGTGGTGAGTTCTATGCGGAAGTATTCTTGAAACCAACAAGAACAATCAACTATGTACAGTTGACATTCGTTGCTACAAGAACTGGCGTAAGTTTTGCAGAGGTTGCTTCATAAACCTCTCAAAATATTATTTTGACTAAATATAAAAGACGGAGATCCTAATTAAAAATGGCACAAAAAGGAACAATTGATCAATTTAAGGCGAATGTTAAGTCGGACTTCGCTAGACCTAATCTATTTCAAGTAGATTTGGCATTTCCAAGCGAAATAATACAAGACTCAGACCTTGTTAACTTAGGTAAGTTTACTGTTCGTGCAGCAAACCTTCCAAGTTCACAGATTGGTGTAATAGAAGTTCCTTTTAGAGGAAGAGTATTAAAGATAGCTGGAGACAGAACATTTGAACCTTGGACAATTACTATCATGAACGATAGTCAGTTCAAGTTAAGATCCGCAATGGAATTGTGGGCAAGTTCAATCCAAGCATACAATGAGAACTTTACTTCTGCAGGTACACTCGGAGACAATTCAGATAGTTCTGGATACTTCGCTGACATGACAGTTCATCAGTTAGCAAGAGATCTTAAAGATGGAGAGTCACCTAAGATTCTTAAGTCTTATAAGTTCTATAATATCTTCCCAAGTAATATCGCTGCTATTGATCTAGATTACGGAAACAATGATGCGGTTGAAGAATTTACTGTAGAGATGCAAGTACAATACTGGAAACCTCTAGGTCAGGTCACTACTCAGTAATAATTTGACTTTTTGAAACCTGTATAAATATATCAGAACCAAAAATTAAATCGTAATGGCACAACAACTCTTTGGATTTTCATTACAAAGAGCGAAGAAGGTTCCTAAGGGACCTTCTTTTGTTCAGAAGGATAGTTTAGATGGATCGCAACCCATAGTTGGTGGCGGTTATTTTGGCTACTCCGTTGACTTTGATGGTACTATTCGTAATGATCATGAACTAATCACTCGTTATAGAGAGATGGTTTTGAATCCAGAATGCGATAGTGCTGTAGATGATGTAGTGAATGAGACTATATGTGGGAACTTTGATGATGTTCCTATATCAATAGACTTACACAATTTAAAACAATCAGAAAAAATTAAGAAGTTAATTCGTTCAGAATTTGATGAAATACTTCGTCTTCTTGATTTTGATAACAGAGCTTATGAAATCTTCCGTCGATGGTATGTTGATGGGAGATTGTTTTTTCATAAGGTAATAGATCCTAAAAAACCAAGACAGGGTTTAGTAGAACTAAGATACGTTGATCCTAGAAAGATCCGTAAGGTGACTGAATATGAGGCAAAGAGACCTGAAGCATTAAGAACTCAAGATCTCAATCAGCAACTTACACAACAGAGTGCATCTTACTTCTTATATAATCCAAAAGGTTTAAAGAATTCAACCAATCAGGGTATGAAAATTGCACCTGATTCAATTGCTTATTGTCATTCTGGTATACAGGATCTCAATAAAAACATGGTGTTGTCACACCTACACAAAGCAATTAAGGCAGTCAATCAATTAAGAATGATTGAGGATAGTCTAGTTATATACAGATTATCAAGAGCACCAGAAAGACGTATATTTTATATTGACGTTGGTAATTTACCTAAGAACAAAGCGGAGCAATATCTCCGTGAGGTTATGGGTAGATACCGTAACAAATTGGTTTATGATGCAAACACAGGAGAAATCAAGGATGACAAGAAATTCATGTCAATGCTCGAAGACTTCTGGCTACCCAGACGAGAGGGAGGACGAGGTACTGAAATCTCTACGTTGCCAGGTGGACAGAATCTTGGAGAACTTGAGGATGTCAAGTACTTCCAGAAGAAACTTTACAAAGCACTCAACGTTCCAAGCTCAAGGTTAGAAACAGAAACTACCTTTAACATTGGTCGTGCTGCTGAAATCACTAGAGATGAAGTAAAGTTCCAAAAATTCATAGCACGTTTGCGTAAAAGATTCTCTGAATTATTCGTAGATCTTTTAAAAACGCAACTCATTCTTAAGGGCATATGCTCTATTGAAGAATGGGAAGAGATGAAGGAACACATTCAGTTTGACTTTATTGCAGATAACTATTTCACAGAACTTAAAGAGATAGAAATCCGCAACGAAAGGATGAATGAAGTTGCACAAATGGATCCTTACGTAGGTAAATACTTCTCAGCGAACTATATACGTACGAAGGTTCTTAAACAAACCGAGTCAGAGATCAAAGAAATCGACAAAGAAATTAAACAAGAAATCGCTGACGGAGTTATTATGGATCCACAGGCAATGCAAGCCATAGAGATGGGTATTGGTGATGAAGAACCTGTACCTGAAGGTGGTGAAGAACCGCAAACTGACCCTAATTCTGCAGTTAGTCCCGCAGATCAAAAGAGGGGAGAACTCTAATTCTATAAATACATAATGGAGGACACTAATTATGCCTACTGACGTAGCAAATCAAATAGTAAATCACATATTCGGTGATGAAAAAGCAAAGGCAGTTGATGCAGTAAACGATGCATTAGCCGCGTCTGCATATGATGCGATTCAAGCAAAGAAACTTGACTTCGCACAAAAGTGGGGTTTTGATCCTGATCAAACAGGACAAGCTGTTGCTGATGAACTTGCTGATAAAGCAACTGATACAGGCGATGTCACTGATGTGGATTATCAAGGTCGCAAACCAGAAGATCCAGATCCTAATGAGCCAGTAGAACAACCTACTGCATCCGCAGAAGAACCAACCGAGGAACCAAAAGATGAGACTGATAGCTGAAGAACTTACAGAAGTTAAATTTTTAACAGAAGAAAAGGAAGGTAAAAAGAATTACTTTATAGAAGGTATATTCTTACAGTCTGAAATTGCAAACAAGAATGGACGTATGTATCCTTTCAAAACTTTGCAGAGAGAGGTTGCTAAGTATCATGAGAACTTTATCCGTCAGGGTAGAGCACTCGGAGAACTTGGTCATCCAGAAGGTCCTTCAATAAATCTTGATAGGGTATCACATAAGATCGAACGTCTTAGCGAAGATGGAAACAACTTTGTTGGTCGTGCAAAAATTCTTGATACACCTAACGGAAAAATCGCTAAGTCATTGCTAGACGAGGGCGTAAGGTTGGGAGTCTCATCTAGAGGCATGGGTTCTTTGAAGAAAGAATCTACATGTAATGTGGTTCAAGATGATTTTATGCTCGCTACTGCAGCAGATATTGTTGCAGATCCTTCAGCACCTGACGCATTTGTGGATGGTATCATGGAAGGAAAAGAGTGGGTTTGGGATAATGGTATCCTAAAAGAGTCTGCTATTGCTGAAATTAAAAAAGAAATAGATCAGGCAACCCTCAGAAACTTAGAGGAAAGAAAGATTTCCGCGTTTGACAAGTTTTTGAGAAGTTTATAATTTATAAATAAATATATAATACAGCAACGTAAAAATTTAACGGAGTTAAAAAGAAATGGCTGAAACCCTCGAAAAGGATTTAGATAACATGGAAGAAGTGACCGAAGGTTCCAATCCTGTAACTAAAAACGCAAAACCTGGCGAATCAATGGACACCTCTAAAGGTGGTGCTTCTAAAGTGATCACGGTCACTTCCGATTCGATGGAAGGTGCGAAAGGAACTAAGAACGCAGGTAAATCTGCAGCAGCACCAGTAGGTAAGGCACCTGTTCCTTCCACAAAACCAAGTGATGCGTCCGCAAAGATGGAGGAAACTGAATCTAATGACGAAACAATCGCAGAAGAAGAGACCTCTGAAACCAAGTACGACTTTACTCAAGATGTTGACGCTCTTGTCTCAGGTGAAGAACTATCAGAAGAGTTCAGAGTAAAGGCAGCAACTATCTTTGAAGCAGCAGTCACTGCTCGCGTTAACGAAGAAAGCAAAGCGTTGCAAGAAGCATTTGAAGAATCTCTAACCGAAGAGGTAGAGAAGATCAAAACAGATTTGGCCGAGAAGGTAGATGACTACGTTTCTTATGCTACTAAACAGTGGATAGAGGAGAACGCTCTCGCTGTTGAACATGGCATTAAGAATGAGATGGCAGAGTCATTCTTCAATGGTCTAAAAGATCTCTATGTGGAGCACAACTTTACTGTTCCCGAAGAGAAGTTCAACCTGTTAGATGGAATGACAGGAGAACTTGATGAGATGGAGAAAAAGCTCAACGAACAAATAGACACCAACATCGCTTTACAAAAGCGAATAGGTGAGTATAGTAAAATGGAGATTGTGAACGACGCAGCTACTGGTCTTGCTGAAACCCAAAAGGAGAAGTTAGCATCACTAGCAGAGGGTGTTGAGTTTGAAAATGAAGAAGATTTTAGAAATAAAATCGAAACTATCAAGGAATCATACTTCACTAGGAAGGCTGAAATTGCTGAAGAAGCAAAAGAACCCACCGAGGAAGCATCACAACCATTGGTAGAATCCACTGTGTCTGGCACTATGGGCAAGTACGTAGATGCACTAGCACGTTGGTCCAAATAATTGTAAATTAACTACTTTAAAAAGGAGACATAAATGTCTATACAACAACTCCAAGAGAAGTGGGCACCCGTATTGAATCACGAATCAGTTCCTGAAATCAAAGATTCATATAAAAAAGGCGTAGTTGCACAACTCTTAGAAAACCAAGAAAACGCAATCAGAGAAGAAGGTCAAGTTCTTAACGAGACTCTTCAGACTACAGGTTATACCACAGGCGATACCGCTACAGGTCCTGTTGCAGGTTTCGACCCAGTTTTGATCAGTCTAATCAGACGTTCAATGCCACAACTCATTGCATATGACGTTGCAGGTGTTCAACCAATGACAGGTCCTACAGGTCTTATCTTCGCAATGAGATCATTCTACGGATCAGAGCGTAGACCTGCAAACAGTGACTTCAGAGAAGCACTATTCAACGAACCTAACGCAGGTTTCTCAGGTGGAGCTGGTACAGGATTATCAAACTACGATCCTACTGCTTCTTCATCTGCAGTTAACGATGCTGAAGGTGCAAACCCAGGATTACTTAACGATAGTTCACCAGGAACTTACGAGGTAACTGGCGATGCTACAGGTATGGCAACAGCAACTGCTGAAGCATTAGATGATTCATCTGCTTCAACAGCCTTCAGAGAAATGGGTTTCTCCATTGAGAAGGTAACTGTTACTGCTAAATCTAGAGCATTAAAGGCAGAGTACAGCATAGAGATGGCTCAAGACCTTAAGGCGATTCACGGATTGGACGCTGAATCTGAATTAGCAAATATCCTTTCAACAGAGATACTTGCTGAAATTAACAGAGAAGTCGTTCGTACAATCTATGTAAACGCTGTTAAAGGTGCTATCGCTAACACTGCTACAGACGGTATATTTGACTTAGACGTTGACTCAAATGGTAGATGGTCAGTTGAAAAATTCAAGGGACTATTATTCCAGATTGAAAGAGACGCTAACGCAATCGGTCAAGAGACAAGACGCGGGAAGGGCAACATTTTGATCTGCTCTGCAGACGTTGCATCTGCTCTCGGAATGGCTGGAGTACTTGACTATGCACCTGGTCTACAGGGTAATGCACAGTTAACAGGTGTAGATGATACTTCATCAACTCTTGTTGGTACACTTAACGGACGTATCAAGGTTTATGTTGACCCATATTCTTCAAACGTAGCTGACAAGCACTTCTACGTTGCAGGATACAAAGGTACATCACCTTATGACGCAGGATTATTCTACTGTCCTTACGTTCCATTACAGCAAGTTAGAGCAATCAACCCTAACACCTTCCAACCAAAAATCGGGTTTAAGACACGTTATGGTATGGTTTCAAACCCATTCTCAGGTGGTCTTACACAAGGTTCTGGTGCACTTACAGCTAACGCTAACAAGTACTACAGAAGAGTACAGGTTGCTAACCTCATGTAATTCTCTTAAGAAAGAATTAATATTAAAGCACCCAAAAGGGTGCTTTTTTATACTAAATAATATTACACGTGTGAAAAGGGGAAGGAGTGTCTGCAAAGGCACTCTTTTTTTTGTCACTAAATAAAGATGTAGAGTATGTTTAACTATGATTAATGATGTAAGGTTTGAGGACTTCATTGGTATTTTTGATACTAATTACAATACTCAACCACTTATTGACTATTGGGAATATCAACATAAGTGTGGTGCTACGTTTAATCGTAAAGGTATCTTTAATCAAGAACGCAAACCACATCAACGTCC